GTTCGCCGTCGCGGTGTCCGGCGGGGTGACGTTCAGGGACGCGGTGAGTGCCTGGTAGACGCGGCCGTGGTAGATGACCATGTCGCCTGGCACGTACTCGGCGTTGTTGTCCCACGCCTGCCACGTGTAGGGCACGGGGATGCCGAACAGGACCGGCTGCTGCGGGTCCATCGTCGACTGTCCGGCCAGGCGGCCGACGGAGCGCACGCCCATCGTGGCGACCGAGCCGCCGGAATTGGTGTTGCGCACCCACAGCGCGTTGCCCGCCTTGTCGTCGGGGTTGGTCGGGTTCTGCACACCGATGCCCACCAGGACGCCGTTGGTGCCCGGGGTGACGCCTGCGGTGAAGGAGATCTCTTCCCAGCCCGCGACGTGTCCGTTGGCGTCGACCAGGGTGGAGTCGGTGCCGTACGAGACGACGGTCCAGTACGCGTTGGAGGCGTTGGTGCCGGTGGGTGCCTGGGACTGTCCGTACGCGCCGGAGGAGCCCGCCTGGTACAGGTACGAGCCGAACTCCACCTTCTCCCCGGAGGCGTAGTTCACACCCGAGTCCCACTGGGGGAACGTCGGGTGGTCGAAGTCGGCCTGGTCGTCGGAGAGCATGAGGTTGTCGCCGATGCTCAGGTCGGCGTCGTAGCCGGTGGTCTCGGAGATGATCGAGCGGATCTGCTCCAGGGTGCCCTTCTGGCGGCCGAGAGTGGCCGCGTCCCGCACGCGCTGGCGGAAGAGGTATGCGGGCGCCGACGCCTCGTACTGGATGCCGAACTGGTTGGCCAACTGGGCGATGTTGTCGAACCGGGTGTGCATCGCGTCGTTGGTGTACCGGTTGGAGTCGTAGTAGCTCTTCACCATGTCGAACCCGAACCCGAAGATCGACAGGAACGGGTTCAGGTACGGGTTGAGCGTGTTGGAGTCGTCGGTGACGTTGTTGCCCGGCTGGACGTCGACCTTGTAGTGGTCGGGGACCAGGCTGTACAGCAGCTCGGTGTAGCCGTTGTTCTTCGGCATCAGGCAGGAGACAGTGCCTGCCCGGGACCACTGGCCGGACGCAGAGATGAAGATCGTGTAGTACAGCCAGTGGCCGCCGACCACGCCCTTGTCGGAGAACTGGGTAGCGGCGTGGCCCTGGTCGAGCAGGATCTCGCCGTCGTTCTCGTTGACCGCCCAGCCGTACCGGTTGCGGATCAGCCGCAGGCGGTCCCACGTACCGGCCGGGGACTTCCAGTCGAGCAGCACGGTGGAGTAGTCCACGGGCGTGGCTGTGAACGGGCTGACGTCGAAGTCGGGATGGATGTCCGTCCCGTACTTCGACAGCCCGTAGATGGAGACGCCGTACGTTCCCACCTCACGCCTCCCGGATCATTACCGCGCTCAGGTGCATGTCCTGAAGTTGCAGGGTCTTGGTGGACAGCGGGTGGTAGACCTGGAGGTCGATGGCCTTGCCTGCGGTGACCCACCCCTGCCAGCCGATGTGCATGTGGGAGTTGCCGTCGGAGATCGGCGGCAGGTCCTGCGTCATCACCTGGGAGCCACCGACCGCAAGGGAGATCTGCCGGTCGGCGCCCGTTGCGAGGGAGCCGGTGGCGTTGGCCCACTTGACACGGCCGAAGACGATCCACCAGCCGGTCCGGTTGGCGGTGATCGAGTGCCCGTTGAACAGTGCCTCGGGGTCCTGTGCCGTGGTCGGCCTGCTGAAGGAGATCGTCTTGGTCGCGGCGCCCTTGACGCTGTCGGACGTCTTGGACACGTAGCACGCGGGTATCCCGTGGCCACGCTGTATGGCGTCGAGCCGGGACGCCACGGAGGAGTAGGTGTTGGTCTTCATCTTCAGCCCGGTGTCCTGGTGCGGCATGATGCCCAGGGTCTGCTGAAGGGCCAGCACCTCGTCCTGGAGGTTGTTGACGTGCGACGCGTCGATGTCCTCCACCAGGTTCTTGTGCACGGTGAAGGACTTGTACTGCTTCGGGTAGACGGCGGCCATTAGCCGATCCCTCCGGTCATGGTGATGTTGGAGATGTTGCCGACCTTCGGGATCTCCCACGCACGGAAGACAACGTCGGCGGTACCGGTCTGCGCGGCGTCCGCGCGGGCGACCATGGGGATGTCGACGTAGCGCACGCCGTCCACCGCGAGGATGGCCTTGTAGAAGTCGGAGAGGGTCAGGCGCATACCGAAGTCGACGTTGGCGAACGACAGCATGTTCTTCAGGGCCTGCTGCACGTCGTAGAGCACGGAGGCCCGGGAGTACCGGGGCCAGCACTCGACGACGATCGGGCTGGAGGAAGTACCTACGTTCACTCCGACCGTGGTCGGGCCGGAGACGGTAACCGTGGTTCCCGCCAGGGCCTTGGCCTGGAGGGTGGACTGCACGTTCTGGAGCGTGGTCGTGCTCGGGGTGCCTCCGTCGGAGCCGATGGCGAACACGCTGATGCTCGTGTAGGTCGAGGCGACTGCGTTGGCACGGACGATGCCGGGGATGGTCAGCGCCAGGTCGGAGAAGTCGGCGAGGGTCACGCACCTGTCCTGGGTGCGGAAGATGCGCGGGGCGTTGGCCCGGATCTGGTCATTGGTCTCGGGGTCTGCTCCGCCGGTCATGGCCGAGGAGATAGCGCTGCCGTCGGAGTCCTGGGAGATGGTGACTCCGGGCAGGTCCGAGGCGGCGATGGCGTTGACCACGCCCGCGTTCACGTTGCCGACCGACCCGCCGCCCACGCGGTAGGTCGCGTAGATGGTCAACTGGTTGGTGGGGATGGCTCCGTTGATGTTGTCGCCGAAGCGGATCCAGGTCGCGCCGGAGTCGTCCAGGAACGTCGTGAACACCCTGTCGGACGGGTCGGCGTCCACCAGGTAGTTGATGTACGTCCACTCGGTGAGGGTGTCGACGTCGTCCACGTACACGCGCACCGTGCCGCCGATGACGGGTACGTCGGGCAGCCGGAACTCCTGCACAGGCAGGCCCGAGCTGGTGCCGACATTCACCTGGGTGCGGGTGACTCCCTGGGTGACCGAGACAGTCGCGGTGCCTCCGTTGACGGGCACGGTGATGTCGGTGTCGGTCTCGTACGTGATCGGCGAGTCGATGGACTCGACATAGTCGGTGACGACCTGGGTGCCCGCAGGCACGGTGACGGCCGGGCCTGGGTTGGACGTCTGGAAGGTGACGGTACCGGTGGCCGGGACTCCGTTGGAGGGGCTGTACCCGAGCAGGTCGGATATCTGAAGCAGGGACAGCCGCTGCGTCGCGGTAGGCAGGAAGGACTCCTGCTGGAGCCGGTCACCGTAGTAACTGAGACTGTCGCCGAGGTAGGCGAACAGCTCGACCAGGAGCACGCCGAAGTCGCCCTCGGAGGAGGGCACCCACTGGGGGAAGGCACGCGAGGCGTAGTCCAGCAGGGAGGTCTTGAAGCCCTCGTAATCCCTGCTGGTGTAGTCGATCGCCGGGACGTCTGGGTTAGCCACTGATGACCTCGCTTACGGTGCCACCCACGCGGACCACGGCGGTGTTGGTCTGGAGCGACAGGCTGGAAGGGGACGACCCGGCCTCGCGGCGCATGTAGTCGACCTCGATACGCGCGAGGGACATCTGCGAGGCGTCCGGGATAGGGGTCGCCTTCTGGAGCACCACGCCGGGCTCATAGGTATTGAATGCCGTGGTTACGGCACGGCTGATCTCCTGCGCGACAAAGGCCGCGTCAGGGTCGAACAGCAGATCAGCCACGGGAACCCCGTAATCCGGGAGCATGACCCGCTCCCCCGGCTGCGTGCCGATGAGCGCATTCACATGCTGGGCGATCTGCCTGTCCGGATTCGTCTCGACGGCGATTGTCCCGTCGGACGCTAGGCGAAACGGAAATGCAATCTCGGTAGGCATGCTTGCATTCTCCCAGGAATGCCTACCGAGATTGCAGTTCCGTTCTCAGATCAGAAACCCGGGAACGCTATGGCAGCGTCCGCAACAACCCGCTCGTTGTTCGTAGCAAGGTCTCCGTCGATCTGCTGTCGCGCGGCGTTGTAGTCCACCGAGGCCTGGTTGTACCGGGGGTTCACCGCCTCCTGGTTCTGGTACTGCTCCCATCCGATCCAGTTGTCCCGGACGTACGCCTTGAACGCGTACGCCAGGAGTTCGGTGTCACCCAACTCGGTGTCGGTGTAGATGCCGTGGAAGGCGGTGGCCACTCTCGGCCAGTACTCGTCGGGAATGGTGATCGTGATGTCGGCCATTAAAGGGACGTCCTCACTACTTCGTGTATGTGATTTTGAGTTGCGGAGGGTGGGTGTCACCGACACCGTCGAAGATCCCGTAGTAGGTCTTGTCGGTGCTGGAACCAAGATCCGCACCCAGCGTGATTCCACGATACGGGGTCGTAGCGTTCCAAGTTGAATTCCAGGACGACGGAAGGGTTACCCACTTACCGGCACCTACCGGCCACGAGGTGACCGTCAGGTTATTGGCCCAGGTGACACCCGAAGGGATATTCAACTGCGTGTGAGCGCCGATATGTGCCGTACCACCACCGTTGTAATACCAGTGGTTGGCGTAGAGGTATATCTCGACCTTGGAGACCTTCGCCGAGGAACCCATGTCGGTGTACGGCTGGGAGCCGAATCCGACCATCGACTTCTGCGTGCCCCAGGTGCCGGAGTAGTAGCCCTGGTACATGGTTCCGTCGGTGTTGCCCGCGTTGCCGAAGCGCCGGGACCAGACAGCGTTGTAGGTCTTGGTGTACGTCTTGGTCGCCGTGACCGCCGCGCCTCCTGTGTTGTAGACACCGCCCTCGGGAACGGCCGGGCCGATGTCCTCGACGTAGAAGTCCGAGGACTGCGCGGGGTTGTAGTTGCGCAGGCCCCAGCCGGTGGCGTTGCCCGAGTGGATGGTTGCGGTCCACAGGATCCGGTGGTCTCCAGGGGCCAGGGCCGTGGTGCTGCTGTACAGGCCGCCCGCGTCGGAGGAGCAGACGATGATGCCCTCCGTGGTGGTGGTGCCGTCCGTACCCCCGCCGTCGTAGTACATGCCGAAGTGGCGGCAGACGATCGGGTCCGTCACTCTCGGGCTGGCCCCGGTAGGGCTCCAGATCGTGCACCCGTTGACCGTCGCCGCCGTGGCGGCGACGTTGACTCGGTTCTCCAGCACCTGGTTGCCCGTACCGCCGTTGAAGTCGAACTGGGACCGGGCGACGATGCGGTACATGCGGCCCTCGACGGCCGTGAAGGCCAGCTCGATCAGGCCGGTCTCGGTGGTGTAGTAGGTCGTCGAGGTCGGCCTACTGGTCCAGCCGCGTTCGTAGGTGACTACGCCCCACGGCATGTTCCACAGCAGGTCGGAAAGTTCCTTGCCCTGGTACCAGAGTTGTCCGGTGGGGTCGTCGCTGGTCGCGCCAGCAGGCCTCTGCGGGGTCCACAGGGAGTTGAAGGTGCCGACGCCGTTGGAGTCGATGGCCGCCTTTCCGCCCGCGAAAGTGGCGTGGGCGTTGTCCGTGGTCAGTTCGGTGGCCAGCGTGCCGTCCTCAGCGAACAGCCGGATGCCGCCTGCGGAGATGTCGGTGGCGCCGAAGCCCTCACGCATGACGAGGATGTCGTCCACGCAGATGTAGGAGAAGACCGTGGTCGACAGCCCGTACGAGCCGGGGTTCAACTGCTGGAAGGAAACTCGCGCCCACACTGCGCCGGTCGGGATGGTGGCCTCGAAGAGGTCTTCCACGTAGGTCGCGGCGTTGTAGGTCACGTCGTTGGTGCTGGCCATCTGGTCGGTCCAGGTGACCTTGTCCGGACTCGTCTCGAAGGTGATGTGGAGATGGCCGATGCCGTAGTACCAATACCGGAACATGTACGTCGCGCCAACGACGACCTGGAAGGGTGTGCTGGTGGCCGTCGCGGTACCGGTGTTCTTGACGCCCAGGGCTAGCTTGCCCTGTCCGGAGCGTGCCGGGTATCCGCCCTCGCCGACCTCGATCTTGGCCACCGTGGTGGCCAAGGTGCTGTCGCTCTGGGCAAGGGTCCAGCCGGTCTTGGAAGTGTCCTCCAGGCCGCCATTGGTCACCAGGTTTCCGGTGATCGTGCCCAGCGTAAGGTGCTGTGCGGCGACGTTGCCGAGGTTGATGTTGGCGGAGCCCACCTGGCCGGTCTCGACCACCTCGATGGTGAAGACGTCGAGTTCGGCCGTGCCCGTTCCCCCGGTGTAGTTCAGGTACAGGCAGGGGCTGATGTACTTCACGTTCTGGTGCAGGGTGGCCGGTGCGGTCGGGGTGTTGGCTGTGTTGCCTCCGGTGGGGGTTGCGGAGACGCCCTTGATGTATCCGGTGTAGGTAACCCATCCGCCGCCCGTGGTCAGGGAGACTCCCTTGGCCGCGACGTAGTGCTGGCTGGAGACGGCGTTGGCGCCGCTGATGTTGACCAGGGTCACGCCGTCGGCCGCGATGCCTGTGACGCCCGCGTAGAAGTTCTGGTTGGTGCCTGGCGTGGAGTTGTCGACGGTCTGCCGGACCCGGCAGGTGACGCGGTAGGTGACGGTCGGGTCGAAGGGTATGAGCAGGTCCGGGCGATAGGCGCCCTGGATGTAACCGGCGCAGCGCATGATGTAGCCGCCGGAGGCCGCGTCGGTGACGGCCAC